AAGAGCATCAATGCGGAGTTGAAAAAGCTGTTGAGCACAGCGCGTACGCTTAAGTCGATCACTGTCGATATCAAAGCAGATACCGGAAAAGCTACCGCTAACATAAAGCGGCTGACCGACAACGTAAGCAAGCTGCAAGGCATTAAGCCGATAAACATTTCGGTCAATGCAAATGGTCTGACTTCTGCCTCGCGTCAACTCAGCAATCTGCACGACCGAGCCAGAAGCCCGATCCGGTTGCGGACGATTGCCGCTGCTGCAATCGGCACCTACGGCACGACTGGTCTAGCGTCCTCGTTCAATCGCGCTTCTCGCGAGGGTACGCGCGACGTCGATATCGGTGCGACTTCGCTTGCGCTCAAGGAGCTAAAGGGCGCTCGCAAGACCATGGTCGACGATGCGATCAAGGGCATTGGCGAAGCCCAGGCCGGTCGCAGAGGCGGTGCCACATTCAACGCCGGCATCATCTCGCAGCAGATGTCGGAAATGCTCGGCGTCGTCAAGATCGGCGCCGCTACGTCGGACGAGGATGCGCAGAAGCGGGTTAACGCAGCAAAGTTTCTATCCGATCAAAATCTGGAACTGGCTCGCACGTTTGTCGCGCTGGGCGTCGACACCCAGAAGGCGCAAGAGGAGTCGATCCGTTACGGCAAAGCCCTGGAAATGCAGGGCAAGATCTACGACAGCCAGGGCAACATCAATCTGAAGGTTGCGGAGCAGCAGTACAACGACATCCGCAAGCTCATTCCGGCCATCGGCAAGGAAGCCACCGGCACTCACTTCCTTGAGTTGATGAAGTACCTGCGTGTCTCTAAGTTCTCGCTGTCGCCGGAAGGCATTGCTTCGGCGATGGCGAAATTCGAGGAAATGGGCACCTCGGCCGCCGTCGGCATCAATCAGATGATCAAGAATCTGACGGGTGGCGGCACCAAGGCGGTGCAGAAGGAGCAGCTGCGGCTCGGGATTGTCGGTCAGACGACATCGACCAGCGCCAAAGGGAAGACCAAGGTCGTTCCCGGTGCGATGTCGGAGGCTGATGCCAAGGTGCTGCGCGAGACTCCGCAGACCTATGTCAGTGAGATACTGCTCAAGAAACTGGCCGACGATCTACGCAAGCAAAACAAGAACATCACCGACAAGGAGATTCAGGCCAAGTTCGACGATCCGGTCTACGTTGCCGGCCAAGTCGACAAGATTGTTTCCGACCGCACAGCGCGTGATCTGCTGGCCAGCATGATCCTGCTGCGGCAGGAGAACGAGCAATTTCTCGCCGACTGGCGCTCGCGCACCGGCACCATCGACGCGAACCGTGTCGCCACCGAGAAGTCCGTGCTGGTGGCCGGCGCAGGAGTGTCGAGCCAGTTTAAGGGTATGATCGGCAGTGCTGTGGTGGCGATGGCGCCGTTGATCAATGGCGTAACGCAGCCACTTGGTCGGTTCTTCCAGCAGAGTGCCGACGACATCAAGAAGATAGGCGAGGGTGATCTTGCTGCCGCCGGCCGTGTCGCAATCGATTTTGCTGCTGTCGCAGGCGTGGGAGTGGGTGCGTACACTCTCGTCAAGCAAGCGCTCGATAAGAGTGGTGCAACCGGCATTATCGCCAACGCTGCGGCGTTTAACGCCCTGGTGACGGGTGACGACGCCACGCGAGCACTCGGCGGTGCCGCATTAGGACTATTGGGTGCTGCTGATGCATTGAAAGGCGCCGCAGCGGCATTGGGTGGTCCGGCGCTTACGCCGCAGGGCGGTCCGAATGCGCCCGGCCAGCCCGGCAACAAGCCCGGTGCGCCGGCGGCCAAGCAGCCGTGGTGGAAGCGATTGGGCGGCGCGGCGAAAGGCACCCTGCCGTTTGCAGCGGGTGTTGCTGCCAGTACGTTGCCGGTATTTATCGGTTCATTGTTCGTGAGTGGCGGCGACAACCAGCCGGATATTACCAAGGCCGCAACAGAGGCTGAGCGTGATCGGATCTACGCGCAGAGCCGGACCAATTATGCGATTTACAAAGCCAACGAGCGGCTCAAGGTGCTTGAATCCGGCAGTGCCAAAACTGCTGGCTCACGCGCCGGTGGCGGCAGGCGGCTCACCGCCAAGGAAATAGCCGAAGAGAAGACCGCGCTTAAGGCTCGCATCGCTGAGCTTAAGCAGGAGGCTGATCGTCTTTCCAAACCCGGCGAGAAGGCCGGCACGGTCGGGCCGGATGGATTGCCGCTGGAGCGGCCGAAGACCAACATCGAGCAGAGTTTGGAAGAACTGCGTCGGACCATACAGCAGATCAAGCCGTGGCCGATTCCCGACGAGGGTGGTGGTGATGGTGATGGCGATGAGGGTGGTGACGGCACTAAACCAGATAAATTGAGCGACTTGGATCAATCGACTCAGATGTTCGCCAGCGTTTTCGAGACCGGTAGCGCGGCCATAGCTGCGTCTGGGCAGACGGCAGCCGATGCACTGATCGGCGCCGCGCCCGGTATTGGTAGCACCATCGGCGACAACGCAGCGGCAGCGATATCGGCTGCGGTTGCCAACATCCAAGTCAACATCAACAACTCCAATAAAGCCGATACCGGCGCCAGACAGGATCCGAAATAGATGTCCCGCACTGTATGCGCCATCGGCAAGGATGTCTCCGAGGCCTCATTCAAGGGTGTGGCGTTCTACTGCACCGATGCCGACGCGGCCGGTGGACGGCGTGGCGCGGAAGGTGAGTTTCCATTCGGTGAGAACACTGCCTACGCCGACCTCGGTCGTAAAATACGTGTTTACAATCTCACCGCGCACTTCCGCGAGGATAACCACGTCGGCGACAGCAACGCGCTGTTTCGCGCCTGTGAAAGCCCAGGTCCTGGCATTCTTGTGCATCCGACACGCGGCACCTTCATGGCGGCGTGCCGGTCGGTCAAGGTCAGCGACAAGCTGGAAGAGGCCGGCGGCGAGTCGACTGCCGAGATGGAATTCGTCGAGGCCAATATCGGCTTCAGTGGAATCCTCGGTTCGATCTTCGGCATCATCTCGTCTGGCCTGTTCGCTGCTTCGCAGACTTCGTTCATGCGTGACTACACGCCGCAATTCGTGTCGCAGCCATGGGTAACCGATGTCGTCAACAACACCCAGCGCATGATCGGCGCCAGTGTCATCGAGGCAACGCAGACGTTGACGCCATCGTCGCCGTCATCAGATTGGCGCACGGTGTTCAGTGTCGATGCGGTGGCGACCGACGACGGTCTGGCGTTGTCGGCTGTGAATGTCGACGATGCCATGGTCAACGCCTTCTCGCTCATCTCGCGCAACGCTGTCGATCAAACCGACAAGCTCAATCGATTTCGCCGGTTGGTGAACGTGGCGCATACACTACCGAATCTGCCGCTCGGACCGGCGGCAGTCACCGACGAGGCGGCGGTCAGCCGGCATCGGCTCATGTCTGCTGTCGGCATGGCCGAGGCAACCATGGGCCGGAAGTACAATAACATCGACGATTGCCTGTCATCGATGTATCGCGTGCTTTATGTGTTCAAGGAAGAGGCCGATATCGCCTACGCCAATTGCGACAACGCTCTGTTTCTTGAGATCCGCAAATACGCAACCGAGTTCAGCAAGATGATGCACGACTTGTCGTATCGTCTGCCGAGCAAGATCACGGTGAACTTCTCCGGCGGCGTGCATCCACTGGTCGCCGCCTACGTCATCTATAATGACGCCAAGCGACATCGCGATCTTGAAGAGCGCAATGTGATCGACGCCAACGGGCGGATCGGTCCTCTGGTATTCGGTGTGCCGCCAGCATGATCCCAGTCGTCATCACAGTTGGCGGCGCAGTTCTGGATACTTGGACCGAGATGACGCTGCAACGGTCCAAGGACGAACTGACTGGCTCGCTCAGCGTCAGCATATTTGCCGGGGCACTGCCGTCCGGGCCGATGGTGCAGATGGCCAAATGCGGTGCCGAGATCCTCGTCTATGTCGGCGGGCAGCTGGCGTTCACCGGCACGGTCGACAAGCGGGAAGGATCCGGCACCACCAAGGGCAAGAAAGGCGCCGACAGCACCAACAAGAAGGCCGGCAAGGGTGGCAAGGCTGGTGGGTCGAAGAATGCCAGCAGCAGCGTCACTATCGGGCCGAACGAATACACCATCAAGCTTTCGGCACGTGGTCAGACCAAGCGGTTGATCGATTCATCGCATCAGCACCCGACCACCAACATGATGCAGCCGACCACCAAGCAGGTGGTCGAGAAACTGGTCGAGCCGTGGGGCACGCGGGTGCAGTGGAAAGGCGAGGTCATCAAACTTGATAAAATGCGTCTGCGTGATGGTGCTCATGTCATTGACGAGTTGCACAGGATCGCGCTTGAAAACTGCTACTTCATGTACGAGACCCGTGATGGCCAGCTGTGTGTCACCGACGGCGTTGCCGGTGCTGGTGGCGAGCCGCTGATCCTCGGCCAGAACATCCTGACGTTTTCGGCTGAGCAGTCCGAGGACAAGAACAAGTCTAAGGTCAAGGTCAAAGGCCAGCGCACCAAGAAGGGTGTCTGGGGCAAGAAGGCGGTAACCGAGAAGCCGATCAAGATCGTCGAGAACCCGAAGGTCAGGAACAAAGCTTTCCAGACCATCCAGCACTACGGCGATGCGACCGACAAAGAACTGGAGCGTCGTGCTCGCTTCGAGATGAATAAGCGCAACAGCGAGAGCCAGAAGATCACCATCGAGGTGTTCCACGTCCAGTCGTCGAGCGGCAAGCCGTGGGATATTGGCGACACGCACTACGTTGAAGTTCCTCCTGAAGGGATCTTCGACATGTTCGAATGCACTGAACTGACTTATCACGTCAACGCCGAAAAGGTATTGAAGACTACGTTGGTGCTGTCACCGCCGCCGTCCGGCGGTGTTGGCGGCGCGTCCGGTGGTTTCGGTCTGGCGGCGCTCAACATGGGTATCGGTCTGGCGCGGCGCAGTCAGGCGGGGATTACGCTGGCATCAAACAGCTATCCGGATCCCTGGACGCCGCCTATGATCAACGAATTGCAGCCGCTGACCCTGGCGGAAGAAGCCGCCCAGCCCAAACCGCAGGAAGTCGCGCAGACCCAGCCGCCACCCTTGACCCTTCCACCCTGGCTTGGAGAAACCGCATGACGTATCTGACGTTCCGTGCTCGATCCAAGGATATGCAGGATGGCTGGGAGCGGCACATCTGGGGCAAGCAGGAGTACATCGACGGCGGCTCTATCATCAAGGTGGCAGGCACCGATAGCGGCGATGAGGAAGTTGCCGTGCTCAACATCGGCGGAGTGTCGTTCAACCTGCCGAAGGACAGCGATACCGAGGTGTTCCTGCTGTCGTCGTCATCCGACACGACGCTGAAGATGGCGATCTTGACCATTCCGCGTGACAAGCAGCGGCGCTGGCCGGAGGGTGAGGGCGGCATCCAGCACCCGACTGATCCGGAGGTGTCGCTGCACTTCTCCGACAAGCTGACGCAGGTTACCAAGAACAAGTTCGCAGTTGGTCAGAAGGGTGAATTCGAGGTCAAGACCGATGAGCTTGGCGTATTTCGCGTCAAGAAGTTGATCGTTGATGGCGAACTGATCGTCAATAAACGAGTGGTTACACCAAGGGTAGATCAAGGCAGCGAGAAGCCGCCTGACTTTGACGGCAACAAGCAGGCCGAGAAAACCAGTGGTGGAGGCGGCGGCAGTGGTGCTGGCCCCACCAGCATCACTGACGCTGTGCAAGGCGTACTGGATTTCGGCGATGCATCTTGACCCGTGCGTCGACAAGAACGTCGGCGGCAGGCGGATCTTCTGGACCACGCGGCCGGAAGCCTGCGGCACCGACAACCTGTGCGGTATCGAATGTGCCATTCCTGGCCTCGAATACAAGTATGATGACAGCGTCATCGATGGCGGACGCAGCATCGGCAACGACGAGTGGCTGGAAAGCCTGATCCTGAACATCCTCAATACGCGAGCGCGAACCGACATCCGTTGTCCGGCGCCGCCGGGCGTCTACGGCCACTGGTCGGAATCCTATCGCGACGACAAGCTCTACATCGGTTCGACATTATGGAACGCCGCCGAGAAGCCGTATATGCGCAATGCCGACGCAGTGCGGGCGGTCGCCACGGCCGTGCGGTCCGATGTCGGCAAGCTGATCGTGCTCGGCATCGCCACGACGGTCGAGGTCGAGGCCACCTATCGTGGTAACAACAGCGTGGCCGTCACGATCAAGATCGTCACCACGACAGGCACCAGTCACCTGAACCTGTCCGGTAGTTTCGTCACCGAAACCTGGGTTTGGCATTGAACGATCATGACTTGCACCATCGCACGGCCGGATCCGCAGGAACTGTTCAACCAGTTGCGCGATGCCTTTTCGTCCACCGTGCTCGGTGGCGGCAAGGTCATTCCGGAAACCAACGAGTGGTATGTCGTCACCAACGACTATGCCATGACCGAGCAATTTTACGCCATTGCCGACCAGATGTGGCGCGAGACCAATCCGGAAACCGCATGCTGCGAGAACCTCTACAAGATGGCGGCACAGCACGGCGTGTTCCCGCATCCGGCCACCAATGCGCAGGGCTACGCCAAGCTGACTGGCGCGGTCGGTGCCACGGTGCCACCGTCGCTGGAGATCAGCACTGATAAGGGTGTTTATGTTTCGGTTGGTACCATTCCACTGACCATGCCGGATTCCGGCAGTATCATCATCCGGATCAGAGCGCTAACGCCGGGCAGCGAAATGAATGCGGCCGGCACGGCGACAACCGGAACACTGACCACTCTGGCGCCGGGCCTCGACGCCGAGGTGACGATATGCGGCGGTGCGTTCTGCGGTGGCGCCGACGCCGAGGACTGCGAAACATTTCGCAGACGATATATCGAGCGACTGTCCTATCAGCCTCGCGCCACCATGGCGTGGATCAAACAGAAGTTCATGGAATTCCCGTGCGTGACGCGGGTCTGCGTGCGCGAGGGAAGTTGCTGCCGTTGCGATCCGGATTGCGGACCGTGCGGCTGCAAGAACTGTGGCAAGGGCATGTATTTCTATGTGATGTTCGACGATAGTTTTAAATGCGGGATCGCGCCACAGAACATTCTGAAGGACGTCGAGGACTGGATGTTCGGCATCCACCAGGGCTACGGCGAGGGTCAGGTCGAGATCGGCGTGTGCGGCGGCGTGATCCAGCCGATCCCGCTGCCGGTCAATGTGATCATCGACATCGCCGGGTGTCCGAGTGCGCCACAGAAACAGTTAATTGAAACCTACATTCGTGACTTGTTCAGGCGGGTTTGTCCTTCAATGCCATTGCTGGCCAAGCAACTTGAATTGATTATCGCCAATGTCATAGGACCGGAAATAAATGCGGCGGTTCGGTTCGACGTCATAGGCTACGAGACACAGACCCCGCCGTATCCGCGCAAGCTGGTATTTGCCGATGCGTGCGGGCTTGAGCCGGAATGCGACGTGCTGCCGTGTCTAGAACAAATCACCTTCACCGGCCCTGGTGCGACGCAACAGCAATGCTAGACGACACGCAAAAATGCCTTGACCTGACTTGCTACACCGACACGCCGATGCATCCGGTTGTGCCGGCGGATCCGGGGTGCCTGACGGCGGACGGTTGCCAGCCGTGTGTGGAATTGGACGACGTTGGGTGTTGCCCGCCGCCGTTGTGTGGCAACGACCTGTGTTGCACGTTCGTTGCGTTCTTCAATTTGCTGCCGTCCGGCCCGCTGTGGGATTTCTGGAAGGCGAAGGCGATCAGTTACTTCCAGACTTCGGACGATCCCGCTGCGTGTCCGTTGCTGGCGGATCCGCAATGTCCGTCGCTGGTGTTGCACTCGATCTATGTGGTGCTGAAGCTCAAAGGCTTGGTGCATGGCGCATTGTGGCCCGCGTTCCGCGAGAGCAATCCGTACACAGCAATAACCACGCTCGACAATCATCTGGAACGATTGCAGTGGGAGGATTGCTACAACCAGCATTGCCGGTCGGTGCTGAACGACGAACTGACTCCGCTGGAGATCTGGACCGAGTGCGGGCCGCTGTTCTGCCCGCCGAACTATCCGCCGGAACTGGAGGCGGCGCTCAAGCGAGCCGTCGCCATTGCGCTCAACCGCGCCAACATGGGTGTGATCAAGACGCTGTGCGGGCTGAACTGGATCATCGAATCGCTCGGCGCCGAGTTGAAGCCGATCTACGTCTACACGTCGGACAATCCGTGTGCGCTGATGTGTACCGACAACCCGCAGTTCGAACTCAGCCCTAAACAAGACTGGATCGAAGGCGTAGGCTCCGGCGACGTCTGCGAGACTCAACTGCCTTTGCCGCATGTTCCGGCCTATTGGGATCTCGACTGCGACAGGCCGGCTGGGCTGCCGGAGCGGATCTGGCCCGGCGTGCTCGCTGCGGAGTGCATCATCCGGTCGCTGATGCTGCCGTCTTGTCCGACAAACATTACACGGAGTTGCTAGATGCCCGGCATTCTTCCAGATACCGAATCGGCGGGCGGCGTCGTCTATCGCGACTTGGCTGGCAACCCGACCAATCCGCCCGACGTCCAGAACGCCTACTCGCCCGCGCCTGCCTTCGTCGCTAATTGCGAGTTGACGGCGCTGCCGGCGGATTGCGATGCGCGGATCGAGCCGCGTCAACTTAACGCCATCGTCTCCGAACTGCTGGCGCTTGCCGAGTGCTTCGACCCGGATGGCCCGTGGGACTGCAATTCAGTAAATAATCTATGTGCCGCATGGACCGTTCGCGCGTATCTGTTGTCGCGCATCGGCATCAAGACGTCCGACGAGCCGCCGGTCGATCCGTTCGATGGGCAGCTTTGGTGGGAAACAGACACCGGGCTGCTCTACGTACGGTACAACGACGGGAATTCGTCGCAGTGGGTGGTCGCATTCCCGCAGCCGAGCACGGACCAGTTCGTGCTGAAGTCCGGCGATGCAATGACCGGCCCGCTCAGCGTGCCGACGCCGACGTCGGCACTGCATGCGGTCAACAAGGCTTACGCTGACGCCGCGCTCCGAATTGATGGTGTGCAGTCGTTGACCCCGGCGCAGAAGGCCCAGGCTCGCAGCAACATCTCTGCCGCGCCGTTCGATGCGATGGCCCACAGCGGGCTTCAGTTGAACGGTTCATTTGAAATCGACCAAGTAAACTCCGGCGCGATCTATTCGATCGCTGCCGGAGCACAGGACGTGCGGATCGTCGATGGCTGGTCAACCAAGAAAGTCGGCACCAACGCATATTCAGTAAAGCAGGACGTCGGCACCGCACCCGGTTTTCCGTCGATGCTGCGGCTTACAGTGACGACCGCGCAATCGCCGATGAATACCGACTACATCAGCATTGCTGCCGCCATCGAGGGCCGCCGTACCGCCCGGCTCCAGTGGGGCACGGCCAATGCGCAGGCTGTCACTGTCGGGTTCTGGGTGCGCACAACGGTGGCCGGGCCGGTGCTGCTGCGCATTTATAATTCCGATTACTCGGCGGTCACTGCGAACGTGACAGTTACCGTCACGCACCCAAACGTATGGCAGTATGTCACAGCAACATTTCCCGGCATGGCAACTGGTGTGTGGGGTGTGTCGAGCGGCGTCGGCTTGCGCCTTGTTGTGTATCCAGCCCATGCCAGCGGCATCAACATCGCCATCGCCGCCACCAACACGTTCGACATGACCGGGGTTATCCTGCTGCCCGGCACCGAAGCGCCGCCAGCAGAGCGTTCCGCGTTTGTGATGCGGCCCTACGAGCAGGAAATGCTGACGTGCAAGCGATACTACGAGTACGGAACTAGCCAATGGGTTGGATATACTGGCGCGGCTGCTGCGCAATTTGGCGG